CACATCGTTCGGAGAAACTGCAAGAACCTACGGCGCTACGCTTGAGGATTCCGAATTGACGATGACGTTGTACATGACTTATGGCGCATCAGAGGTGTATGCCACATTGAAGTCATTGGTCGGTACACGCACAACAGTGACAGTCAAGCCATCCAGCGGTGCGACCTCTGCCGTAAATCCGATTCTGACCCTGACGGGTGCGTACCTAGAATCGCTACCTGTGCTCCAAGCGTCCCTCGGCGAGATTTCATCCATTGACATCACATTCACTGGTGGCGTGTACTCCGAAGCCACGGCCTAACACCAACAAGGGGAAACCATGCAACTGACACTCAAATGCGATGCCGGTGACGGCGAGTTCACAGTCACAACAAACCTATGGGTTATCACCCAATGGGAACGCAAATTCAAAACGAAAGCGTCGCACCTCGCCGACGGTATCGGTATGGAAGATCTAGCGTTTCTGGCGTACGAGTCCGCAAAGGTGGCGGGTCTCACTGTGCCGATTGTGTTTGATGACTGGTTGAAGCAGCTGCGCACGTTGGAGGTTGTTGAGTCAAGCAATCCAAACCCTACAAACGAGGGACCGCACGTCACGCATTAGCGTCTGTTCTAGTTGCAACAGGGTGGTTTCCTCCGAATGTAGAGTTTGATGTGCAGGACCTAGCAACGGTGGTGCAGATACTCAAAGAAAGCAACAAACGATGAGCGTGCAAGTAAAGCCGTTAGAAGTCAAAGGAATCAAAGAGGCACTGGCCGAACTGAACTCCGTCGACAAAAAACTGCGTCGTTCGTTCACTGTTGAATACAAAAACATCGTTGCACCAATGGTTGTGGACGCTGTGAACCTAGTTCCCGTCAAGGCTCCAATGTCGGGATGGAACCGCAACTGGACGCCACGAGGAAACGTGCGTGCATCGGGCCTGTTGCCATGGACCGAAAAAGGACCAGCCATCAAACCGTATTTGTCAGGCAAACGACCAAAATCCACCGGTCAATACACCCGCAACCTTGCAGCGTTTGGAATGAAATGGACCGACCGAGCATCGGTTTTGTTTGACACCTCAGGACAAGCACGCACTCGTCAAGGCGCACAAATGGTTGCAACATTGGGTGAGCGTTTCGGCGCACCGTCACGTGCAATGTGGCGTGCCTACGAACAATCATCACTGGATGTGCAATACGAAATCCGACAACTGGTAGAGAAAATTATGCGATCCGTTGGACGCAACATTGAGGTGAGGTAGCCGTGGCCGTTGTTATCCCGTTAGTTACCGAGTTTGACTCGAAAGGCATCAAACTCGCCGAAAAGCGTTTCAAACAATTCCAGGATGAAGCAGGCAAGGTTGGACAGTCCATCAAGGCTGCGTTCGTACCGGCAGCAGCTGCGGTTGCTGGTTTGGGTGTGGCTGCGTTGGGTGCTGCTAAGGCTGCGATGGAGGACCAACAGTCCGCAGCACTTTTGGAACGCCAATTGCAAGCAACGACCAAGGCGACACAGGCACAGGTGAAAGCCACGGAAGCGTTCGTAACGAGCCTCTCGCTAGCGTCTGGCGTCGCTGACGATGAATTAAGACCGTCCCTTGGGAAGATTCTCAGGTCAACTAAGGACCTGACCAAATCTCAAAAGTTGTTGTCCCTTGCCGTTGATGTGGCTAAGGGGTCGGGCAAGAGTTTGAGCCAGGTGTCCGATGCGCTATCTCGTGCCTACGGTGGCAACGTCAAAGCACTTGCCCGTCTCGACCCATCGTTGAAACAGTTCATTGACAAAACCACTACCGCCGACGAAGCGGTAGAACTGCTTGCGAAAAACTTCAAAGGTGCAGCATCCAAAAACGCTGAAACGTTTGCGGGCCGTATGGACATTCTGAAAGTGACACTGGCAGAAACTTACGAGTCCATCGGTTATGCGTTGTTACCAATCATTGAGCGTTTTATCAATTTCATCAATCAAAGCGTTGTTCCTAAGGTGCAGGCGTTCGTTGATGTTTTGGAGCGTGACGGTTTATCGGGCGCACTCAAAAAAGCACGAGACGAGTTTGGCAAGTTCATCACTGAGTCGGACGGTTGGACCGGTCAAATAATCACACTCAGCGGTGCGGTTTTGGTGCTGGTCGGCGCAATCAAAGGTTTGATGTTGATTCAAACAATTGTCGGTGCGTTCAGCGCATTGTCGGGTGTGTTGTCCGCCCTCGGTTCAGCCATCCTGCCTGGACTCAGTGTTGGTGCTGGTTTTGTTGCTGGTTTGTTTGCTGGTTTATTAGCCACGGTTATGGCGTTCATCGACCTCATGAAAGACACCACAGCCCGCAGCGCATTCTTTGAGTACCTAGCCAATACCGCCAAACTCATCGGAAACGGATTCATCGCTGCATACAACGCAGCCGTGAAACTACTGAACTTGCCCATTCAAGGTTTGAACCTTTTGCCAGGTGTAAATGTTGGAACATTCAAAGAAATGGACTACCTCGAATTTACGTTTGATACCAGCACCGGCGGTCAACGCTCCAAGGCGTTCAACAACATGCAAGATTCCGCACAGATTCAAATCAACGTCAACGGTGCAATTGACCCTGTCCGCACCGGTCAACAAATCGCTGAATATGTCAACCGCATCAACCGACGTGGAATACCAGTAGGTCCGTGATGGCATACCCTCAACCAATAGTCGAAATTGCATTTGATGACGGTCCGTATGTGTTGAACCCAACCTGGACCGATGTCACCTCGTATGTGTGGCGCATGGACATTGATCGTGGACGCACAGATGATTGGGGCGATTTCAACAGTTTCGCCAGTGTGACACTGAACAACCGCACCAGGCGGTTTGACCCGTATTACACATCAGGCCCGTACTACGGCAAACTGTTGCCACGGCGTCAAATCCGTATCCGTGCCACCTATGGCGGAACGACCTATGACGTGTTTCGTGGATTCATTGACGGCTGGAACCCCGAATGGACCGACGCAGGCACGAACAGTTCCGTGACTGTTTCCTGTTTTGATGCGTTGCAGTTGCTAGGTAGTGAGCAGTTACCTGCGGACTGGTCACGTGACTACATCCTCAGCCAGTCACCCCGCCATTACTACCCATGCGACGAACCAATCGTCGGTTTCACTGCTGGAACAGTTCTCAATGATTACGGGTCTATTCCGTTACCGATAACGACAACCACATATGCAAGCAACGCTAACCAGTTAGCGTCGGGGCTACCTGGTAACTCGGTGCAAGCATCCGAATCATCTGCTGGTTCTAGTGCGTTTGGAGCCGTTGCAACATCAACCAATTTTAGCGTTTCAATGTGGGCCGTCATGGATTCATCCACCGGTGTCACGGGCGGTTCAGTCGGTGCATACGGCTGGTCAATTGGATTTGAACCAACGACCGCCAAATACGTTGTGTACATCGACGACCAAGGCGCAGGATTGCGACGCACCTACACGAGCGTCCAAACATACGACGGTGCAGTTCCATCATTCATTGCGTTCACTTTCAACATCACCAGCAAAGCGTTGCAACTGTATGTAGACGGCGTAGCAGCTGCGACAACCGCAGCAACCGCAGGTGCAATCATCGTGATTATTGGCGAATCAGTATCTATTGGTCTAGGACAGTTTCAACAGATCTGTGTATGGACTGGTCTTATCGCACAAGCCACACTGCAAAACATCTTCAACTATTCAAAAGCCAATTTCCCTGAAACGACCACCGCACGGTTCAACCGCATCATTGGTGAAACACAGTTTCCAAACGTGCCACCAAACACCACACCATCGGCAAGTTCACTAGTACTACTTCCAGCATCACCAGCAAACAGTGTTCTCGATATCACCGACAACGCACCACAAGTGTCGGACGAACTACGCCTAGTCGCCACATCCGAGGGTGGACCGTTGTTTGTGTCTAAGAACGGCACGATCACAATGTTCAGTCAAACGGAACAGTTCACCGCAACACGGTCAGTGACTACACAAGCGGTTTATGGCGGTATCGGACAGAAACTTGGTCAGCAGGTGATGATTACCGCCGACGGCGACTCGATGCGTAACAGTGTGTATGTCACCATGTCGGGTGGTGGTGTGTACCAGCAAAACAACGCATCCAGTGTGACGGCCTACGGCACAGCATCAATGAGCCTGGACACACAAGTGCAAACACTTGCCAATGCACAGTCACTTGCACAGATGACCACAGGTTTTGGAGGCAACATCTACCCTGATCTGTCACCGGTGGATGTTGTGTTGTCTGCCGATGAGAATTGGGCTCCCACACTTGGTTTGGAACTTATGGACCGTATCGAGGTCAATGTTGCACCGCCTACGGGCAACGTCATCACTACACCGATGTTGGTGCAGAAGATACGTCATGAGGTTGTGCCTGGTTTGTGGCGAACACAAATTGACGGGTCGGCACGGTGGGCTGCGGTTTTTATTTTGGACCAAAGCCTTTTGGATGGCACGGATTTACTAGTTTAGGAGAACTATGGCAACACCAACTAATCTTCCAGTGGCTGAGGTGGCCTATACGACGCTTGCCGCATCGTGGTTGAATGACTTGCGTGGAGCGTTTCGCATCTTGCAGGTTGTGGACGCTAGTTACGCAACACAAGTTTCAAGCACGACAACTACATATGCGGACACAGGTTTGACGGCAAGTATTACGCCACAATCAACAACATCAAAAATACTGGTTGTTGTCAGTCAGAACGTTTACACGGCAGGAAGCGCAACTGGCGCAGGAATTCAAATTGTCCGCAACTTGCCATCGGCAAACACGGTGCTACAAACAAACGTTGACATTTGTTACGGCAACAACTCAGGAATGTTGATGAACGCATCTTTTATTTACATGGACTCACCAGCAACCACGTCAGCATTGAAATACAAAACACGTTTCAATCGTGGCATTGGTGGTTCAACAGTTTTTGTGCAGGCAAACGGGGC